GCCGACAAAGGCGGCGTTTGGCGCCAGCGTGAAATCGGCCGAGGCTTCTCCCACGGCGCCGGTCGAGGGGCCGGCGAGGGAATACGCGGTGGCGATGGGCAAGGTCTCGATGAGGGCCTGGGCCGTGTCAGCGGAGTCGCCCGCGGCGTCGCTCACGACGCACGTGTAGAAGTAGAACGTGTGCGGCGAGAGACGGGTATCGGTGAAAGACTGGCCGCTGCCGACCTGCATGCCCAGCGAGCCGTCCAAGCTGCGGTACCAGGCGTAAGTGTAGGGCGGAACTCCGCCCGAGGCCCCGCTGCATCGCAAGGCGATGCTGTTGTAGGTGGCGGTGGCCGAGATCGTGCCGGCATTCAAGGCCGCTGGCGTGGTGATGCCGGCGCTTTGCGCACTGACGGTGTTGCCGTTGGCATCGGTTGCTTGGAGGGTGTAGTAGTAGGTCGTGCCGGCCGCAACCGTGGCGTCTGTGAAGCTGGTCGCGGTGGCGCCGGGGACTGCGGAGCCGAGCGTGCCGACGGCGGTGGAGCGATACCACTGAAGACTGACGGGGGCGATGCCGCCTGTGACTGAGCTGGAAGCGACGGAGATTTGGTTCGGCGTTGTTGTTCCGATGGCAACGGGCGTGGCCACGCCCCAAGAGAGATAGGCGTCGATGTCGGCCAGGACGCCCGTGGCCGCGGGCGTCCAGTGCGCGGGGTTCCACACGCTATCGCTGTTGGCGACGGTGCAGACGTAGGACGTGCCGCCATAGGTGACGTACTCGCCCGGAACGTAGTACGTGGCCGGCGAGACGGCGGACCAGTGGCTTGCCGTCCAAACGGCATCGCTGTTTGCCGAGGTGCAGACGTAGGTGTTGCCGCCGTGGGTCACGAATTGGCCGAGGGTCGAATACGAGCCGGGAACCCAGGCCGACCAGGGTACGGCCACCCAGGGGGCCGGCGAACCGGCCAGGGCCCGCATGGCGGCGTTAAAGGTGTTGTTGGGATCGGGGTGGATCTGGGTGGCCAGGTGGTAGCTGTAAAGGCTGCCGTTGATGTTCGGGCTGTCCCAGGCGTTGAACATGCCCTGGGCATAGACGACCTTCGAGCTTCCCACGGCGGGGACGCTGGTGTTCTGGATCGAACTGCTGTAGTCGTCTTTGGTGAAGGTGAACTCGTACAGCGTGTAGGCCGTGGGCGTGCCGAGGGTCAGGGTCGATCCGCCGTTGGCGGCCGTCAAGGTGGCCGTGGTCCCGCCCGAGGCGCCGCTGGCCAGATAGTAGATTTGTCCGCCGATGGTGATTTGCATGCCGGCGACAATCCAACTCGGCCAGGTGCCGCTGGTCAGTGTGACCGTACCGGCGGCGGCGGTGAGGGCGCCCGATTGCGTCGTCAGCACCTGGTCCGCGTGAATATCGCCATGCCAGACGTTCTCTTCGTACATGATCCGCTGGGCAAGGATCAGGGCGTTCGGCCAGAAGCCATGCAACTGCCGGAGCATGTCCGTATAGGCGGCGTAACAGGCGGCGGCGGTGTAGACGGACGGGCTGGTGGCTTCGTAGTCGACGTCATTGCAGCCCCACTGGCAGGTGATGATGGCCGGGGCGGCAAAGAGGTTCTTGATTTTGTTCAAGTAACCGGCCGTGTCTCCGGCGGTCAGGACCGCCATGCTGGAATAGCCGAAATTGAAGGTCTGAAAGCCGTCCGGCGCGGTGGTTGGGTTGGCCAAGAGCAAGCCCAGCAGGTGTACCCAGCCCAGGGTGCTGTCCAAGGCGTTGCCTTCGGCGACGACGCCGTACATCGTGTCGGTGGTCAGGCTGTCGCCGTAGCAAACGACGATCGGCCGCATCGGCAGTTCCGCCGTGGAGATCCCGCCGAAGGCTTGCAACTGTTGCGGAAACAGGCCGTGGGCGCCAAACGAGAGGATGTAGGTATGCTGCGCGGTGCTATCGAAGGTGGTGGTGGCGCCGGTCCAGGTCCAGGGGGCGGCGGCCCCGCCGATCCAGTACCAGTTCCCCGCCGTGGCCGTGAGTTGCGCGTAGGCCACGTCGACGCCGTCGATGGAGAGGCGGACGATGAACGTCTGGGTGTAGTTGGCGTAGCAGTAGACCGCCAAGGACGCGAGGGTGGCCTTGAAGTAGATGGAGCAGTCGGCAACCTGCGTGTTCCAGTACTCGGCGCCGGATGAGGGGGGATTTACGGAGCCTTCGATCTGGATGTAGCGGCCCGCGGCGGTCCCCTGCCCGGCGATCGGGCCGGAGATCGTGCCGGCGATGCCCGTATTCGTCAGGTCGTAGGTCTGTGTGGCCATGTCAGCTTATGGCGACTGCGGAGCGGTTCCCGTACTGGTCATTGGTGATGACCACCCGCTGGTTGCTGCCGGCGGGGTTGAAGAAGTGGGTCGTGCCGGCCTGCACGTCGTTGTCGGGGGTAGCGCCGGCGAGCATGGCGAGCATGGCCTGGAGGGTCTGCTGAAGGGTGTAGGCCCCTTCGATCGTGTTGGCCAGGGTGAGCAGCCCCGAGGCGTCGATGGCGAGTAGGCCGTTGGCGGTGACGTGGAACTGTCCGCCAATCGCGCCCGCGATGCTGCGGCCGGTGGCATCGGTGCCGCCGGTGGCGACGATGATATAGTCGCCCGCGGCGGCGGGGGCGGTGAACGCATACTTGTAGCGGTTGTTGGTGACCGTGCTGCCCGTCGTGACGGTCGCGCCGCTGTCGGTCAGTCCATCGAGGGAATAGAGCTTGGCGGTCAGGCCGGTGACCGCGGACGGCGCGCCGTTCTCGTCAAAGAACGGGTCGAACGATCCAGTGACGGCGGCCGATTCGGCGACGGTGAGGTTGATCATTTTGCTTCCTCGAGGATAATGACGGCCACGTCGGGGCCGATGCGGATGAGCTTGTTTCGGGTAGCGGCCGGAACGGTGGAGAGGGGCGGTTCTGCGCTGTGACCGAGTGGCGGCGGGGTGGTGTACAACGGACCGGGCACAGGGGCCGTGCCGGTGAGCGAGCCGCCGGGTCCGAAACTCAGGCCGTGGCGGACCGCTTTGGCGTCCGGGGTGGCAGACGGCGACGTGCCGGCGGCGACGTTCGGCACCCAGAAGGTGCCCGCGGCGCTGCCCCCGCTTGTATTAGTCGAGAACGGCACGTTGTAAAGCACGTTGCTTTGGGACAAGGAGAGGATCGAGCCGCCTGTGGCGGTCCCGCTGTAGACCAGGCCCGGGCCCCACTGGATCGGAGACAAGACATTCGACGGGCTGAGCTGGGTGACGGAGTACGTGCCGGCGGCCGTGCCACCCGACGTGTTGGTGCTATAGGCCACACCGTTCAAGACGTTGCTGGCGGTCAAAGAGAGAATCGAGCCCGATGTGCCGACGGTGACGGTGCCCGTATAGATCGATCCAGGCCCCCAGGTGATGCCGGAAAGCACGTCGCTGCCGGTAATGGAGAGGTTGCTGACGTTGTAGGTTCCGAGAGAACCGGTGCCGTTTTGGCCATAGCTCCCCGCTACGGTCAGCACGTTGCTGCCGGTGGGAAGGCTAAGCGTGGGGGTGATGCTCTGGCCGGCGACGCCATACATGGAAAGTGTGCCGCCGCCCCACACGTAGTCGCCGGTGGGAAGCGTAAGCGTGGGCGTGTAATGGGTAATCGTTGCGGTTCCGCCGGCCACGCTATAGGTTCCGGCCCCCGTGAGTACGCCGCTGGCGGCCGGGATCGTGCCGACGATGCCCTGGATCCAGGCAGTACTGCCGTTGACGACGTGCACGGAGCCGACGGGATCGTACAAGCCGGGAGCGGTGCCGGTCCCGCCGATGCCGTAGCTGCCCGCCGTGGTGAGCACGTAATTGCTTGGAGGGATGGTGAAGGTGCCCGTGGACCCGTTGCTGACGCCGTAGTTGCCGTAGATGTTGGCCTGGGCCGGCGCGGACCAGGTTCCCGAGATCGTCCCGCTGGGTCCGTAGCTTCCCGTGGTCAGGACGGTGCTTTGCGTGGGGGTAACGTAGTTGCCCGTGTAGGCTGGTACGCTGGCGGTCATCGGGCCAAAGGTGACGCCGTTCAAGACGTTGGTGCCGGTCGTATTCAGGTTGCCGACGCTCCAACCGCTGGTTGAAGGGTTATAGTTCGTGCCGCCGATGCTGAAGGTGCCGGAGTAGGTCGAGACGATCTGGTTGACCGTAGGCGGAGTGCCGACGAATAGACTCGCGGCGCCGGTCAAGCTGCCGGAGTAGCCGTAGGCGACGCCGCTGGCAACCTGGGCCGTGGTGGGGATCGTGGGCCCGACGACGAAGTTGCTGTAGGTCGGCGAGACACCCATCCCCAAGAGCGTGGCCGTGGCGGAAGACGTGGCCAGGGTCAAGGCGGCGGTATTGGCGCCGTTGGTTGTGACGATCGTGCCGGCACCATGCTGGAGCACGAAATTGCCGGAATCGGAAAGGCTCAGTGCCGCGCTGGCGGTGGCAAGATTCAGGGTGCCGCCGGTGACTTGGAGGACTGCATCCGTGTTGGCTGGAATGGACGAATTGCCGGTCCAATTCAGGACGCCGGAAGAAAGGTAGATTGCAGGCGCGGTGAGGTTCGTGGTGATCCCGGCGACGGACGAGGACGGATTGCCCGAGTAAGTCACTGTCCCGCCGGTCACACCCAAGGCGTAGTCCTGATTCGTTGCGATGAGCGAGCCGGTGATCGTGGCAGACCCCGCCAGCACGCGGACCCCGTAATAAGCGCCCGTCGTGCCGTTGGAACTGAAGGCACAGCCGTTGCTGCCGGCATTCGCCGTCAACAGGCTGCCGTTGAATCGCACGCAATAGTTGGCCGAGGTACTGCCGACCGTACCGCCGCTGTTTTGCAGATTCAGCGTGCCGCCCGTGGTATAGATCACGGCAACGTTGGAATTGGTGGACGCGCCACACTGCAAGAGGATGCCGCTGCCGGGCCCGTTGATGGTCAGGCTTCCGCCCGTTTGCTGGAGGAAGCCGCTTGACGAGGTGCCCGTATAGCTGATGCACGTGCCGCCGGTGCAATTCAGCGTGTTGTTGCCGCTGCTGGTGAGCGTGCCGCCGCTGCTGGTCACGCCGTAGATCGAGTTGGCGGGGGAGACGTTGAGGGTGACGTTGTAGCCGTTGATGGTGGCCGTATCACCGGAGGTAGAAAAACCCGGATAGCCCGTGTTGGGATTCCACGTGGTTGTGGCATTCCAATTTCCGCTGGCGGTTGCCGAATAGGAGGTCTGCCCCCAGGCCGGCGCGGCAAGGCAAAGGAGCAGACAGGGCCAGAGGGCCCTCGCGGAATTGAGGAGTGAGGGGGGCGGGGGGAGGGGGGAAAGAGCGCGGGGGAGGAATGTCTCCCCTCTCCCCTCCCTGCGTCTCCCCTCGTTTCTGGACTCAGTCATGGCTGCGGCTTCCCTCCTTCCAACATGTCCAGCCTGTGCATGACGCCTTGCTGGCTGGTCTTCAGTTCCGCGATCGACTGGATCTGCTGGCAGATGTGCGGCACGGCCTTGCCGAGTTCTTCCAGCTTGGCGAAGATTCGCACCAGCGTTTCCTCGGTCTTGCGGTAGGCGTCGGCCAGGCCATCGAGCCGTGCGGCGTTGCGACCGAGGAAGTAGGAAATCCCCAGCAGCCACGTCACGGCGCCGAAGATCGTGCTGGCGAGGGTGATGACGGAAATACTGTCCATAGTTTGCTTTCTGATGTTGAGCTTGGGGCAGGGAGGGGTGGGGGCGGAGGGGTGAGGGGGGGCGGGAGAATCTCCGTGTCTCCCCTCTCCCCTCTCCGCTTCCCCCCTCCCTGCTCCCGCTCTTAATTGCCGACGCCGGAACTGCTGCTGGTGCTCACGGCCCGGTGACGCTGGAACTTGCGCGGCTCGATGATCGCGGCCATCCCGCGCTCGCTGGCCTTGAAACGCACCACGACGTCCTGGGTGAACTCAGCCTCGCTGTTCACCGGGGCCTGGACCACGGTGATCGGCCAGTTCTCCATGTAGGCGAAGGCCGACGGATCGCCGTACCACCAGTAGCCCGCGGCGTCGCTGGCGCTAGAATCCAGCAGGAGTTGGATCTGCTTGTAGAGCTGCCGGCTGGTGGCCATCGTGATGTTCAGGTTCTGCAGCGGGTTGGGCCCCAAGGTATTGACGCCCGTCTGGCCGGCGGACGGATTGAGGCCGCCCTGCGTCAGCTTCCAGATCTGGTTGGCCATCAGGATTTGATTGAGGGCCAGGAACTGGATCTGCGGCGCGAGGATCAATCGCGTGCTGGGCAGGATGATCGGCTCGCCCGTGTTCGGGTCGGTGATCTGGCTGAACATCTGCTCGGCGGCGTTGATGTTCGTCCAGTCGGCCAGCGGATTGCCGTCCAGGTGGTTCACCCAGCGGCCGTTGTCGTCCGCGGCGTAATAGGTTTTCAGGCTCACGGCGGCCGAGTCGCCGGTCCGCTTTTCCTTGAAGGTGTTCACCGCGCCGATGATCACGCCCAGCAGGTTCTTTTCCTTGCGCAGGCCGAGGAGCGTGCCCACGTAGCTGGCCCGATCGAGCACCAGGCCGGTGCGGTCGAAGAAGATCGCCTCCTTGGTGACGGCGATGCCGAGCTGCCGCTTGACCGTGGCCGGCGTCTCGACATATTCTTCGCTGAAGCCGACGTAGTGCAGCTCGTCCATTTCCTCGGCCGCGACGACATCTTCGCCCGGATCGCGGGGCAAGGCCACGCCGGGGATCCGCTCGCCGTTCAGCCGGGTGGGGAAGGTGGGCACCAGCTTGCTGGCGATGAACTCTTCGGCGGTGAAGGCCTGCAGGATGCGGTTGATGAGCAACTGGCCCGTGATGCCGGCGAAGGCCGAGGCATCGACGGCGCCCATGGCCTCTTGCAGGGGCCGGGAATTGGCCGGGTCGAAATACTCCTCGACGAAGGTCTGCCCCACCGGGTCGCCATCGCGACTGAAAATGGTGTGGGCGGCCAGGTCGCGGAGCGAAAAAGCATGGGCCGCGATCCCGCCCACGTCGCCGCGACTGCCGGCATCGAGGGCCTCCTGGAGGTCGCCCCAGGTCCGCGAGGCCAAGACGGCCTCGCGGCCGCGATTCTGCACGCCTTCCAGCCGCAATCCGCGGGCGATTTCTCTTGCGTTGATTCTCATAATGGATTCCTTTTCTTTGGCCGCCGGGCACCGTGTGCGCACGGTCGACTTCGCAATGAAGAGCGCCGCGCTTGTCAAGCCGCAAGCGGCAAATGGGGTTGGTTCAAGGGTTACACGCCGCTGGAGCCGGACGAGCCGCTGGAAGTCGCCGGTTGTGCACCGCCGCTCATGATCGTCGATTCGATCTGCACGATGACCTGCGTCAGGCTGACGCCGATCTCGTCGGCCGCCGGCGCCGCGCGGCCGATGGAGTGCGCCACGTCGGCGGCCGTCGTCACGGACTGGTTCAGCAGCGCCGTATTGCCGGAGTTGTTCACCGCTCCCACCAGCCCGCCGGGGTTCCACGCGGTCGCCGCGCACGGATAGAGGAAGCGGCCCGCCGTGGCGCATTCGATCGTGTTGGCCGGCGAATGGTTCAGCGTGCTGTTCAGCGGCACGACTTCGTTGGGCTGCAGGCCGTTGCGTTGCAGGGCCACGCCCAGGAAGAAATTGTGAAATTCGGCCTGGTTGTAGGATTGGCTCCCCTGGTTGACCATCGCGCTGGCCGGTCGGGCCAGGTTGTTGCTCGGTTCCAGGAAGAGCAGGTCCCCGATTTCGATCGGGTAACTCGGGTCGCACTTGACGGCGATCGGCCGGCAATCGCCGCTGACGTAGCGGGCAGTAGATGCCATGGTTTGTACCTCGTTGGAAAGTTAATGGTTGTCGGGTTGGAATTGGGGATGGGGAGAGGGGTGGGGGGAAGTGAGACAGCAGAATCTCCCCTCTCCCCTCTCCGCGTCTCCCCTCTATTTCGCGAAGCGCGCCAGCCGCTGCGTCAGCGGCGCACCAGCCGGCGGGATCGGCAGGCCGTCGCGGGCTTCCTGGAGAGGGCTGGCCGTCACCGGGACGGCGGCCGCCGTGCCGTGCGCCCGCTGGGCCGCGGTCACGAGCTGTTTGCGATCGTCGATCTTGACTTTCCGCAAGGCGCGGTCGGACGTGCTCCGCAGATCTTCCAGGAAGACTGCGGAGACGTGCGTCTTGTTGGCCGGGTCGAGGCCCGCAGCCTGCAGCTCGCCGGCGATCGATTCCTGCAGCTCGCGCGCGGCCTTCTCAGTCTTGAGCGTCTTCAACTCCTCCCGCATCGCTTTCACGTCGGCGTCGCCGTCATGCGACTCCTGGAAGGCGGTCAAGAGATCGGGGCGGTGGGCCTTCAGCCCATCCAGAGTGATATCGGTCCATTCCATTTCGGATGACTCCTTGATTGAATCGGGCATGTCTTTGGGGTCCTTGTCCGCGTAGAACTTCTTCCAAGCGGCGCGGATTTTCGCTTTGACGCCGGCGAGTGCCTTGGCGGGAATATCGACTTTCCGGCCGCGGAAACCGCCGCTCGTGAGCGCCGCCGCGGCCATGGCGACGTGTTGCGCGTCATCGATCGGGAGCTTCCAGTCCGACTCGTTTTCGCCGGGCGCATAGGCGTAATCAGCGCGGTCGGTCTCCTGGAGATCGTCCTCGAAAAGTCCCGTGGTCGTTGCCGGGTTGGCCACCAGATCGACGGAGAGCACCTTGTCGATCGACTCGACCACCACGCGGCCGCCGATCTGTTTCGACTGGCCGCGGGTGTCGTGGGAGAAGCCGAGGTTCTGCGGGGCGTTTTCCGCGTCCCAAGCGATCTGCTCGGCCAGGTTGTGCTTGGGGTTGAAGTGAAAATCGCCATACAGCCCGTCTTCCTTGAGGGTCACGTTCTTCACCAGCCCGATCCGGTCTCGCAAGCTCCGCCGCTGGCCCGGATCGACGTGATCGATGTTGACGCGCATGCCCTCGTACATGGGCAGGGCCTTGGCCATGACTTCCTTGGGATACACGCGGCCCTTGCGGCTCACCGTCCCCAGCAGCTTGACGCCGGAAATGACGCCGGCCGCGCGATCCACGCGGAGTTGCACCCCGCGGTTGTCGGCGTACTCCTGCAGGACTTCGCTGGCGGTTGTTTGCGGTTGCTCAACGCTACTCATGATTTGTAGGCCTTTCAAAAAGGGTGGGATTTTCAGTACTTAGTACTCAGTACTCAGTACTTTGTGCCTGGGCCATGTAGGCCGGAACAAGCTTGCGCAGTTCCGGCGTTGATGCCGATCAAAGATCAATAGTACTCAGTACTCAGTACTTTGTGCCTGAGGTCTAAAATCTAAGCTCTAAGCTCTACCTTCTACCTGCAACTTGTCTCTTTCGTCGGCATACACCAGCCCGTGCCGGGCGGCCATCGTCTCTTTGCTCATCACACCGGAGAGCACGAGGATCTGGTCGGCCTGGGCCTCCTGCAGCCGATTCTCGCTCTTGATGATCGGCCCTTCGGCCTCGACCTTCACCCGTTCGAGGATGTTCTCCTCGCCGGCCCCGGCGATCAGCCCGGCCTTGGCGGCGATCTGCAATTGCCGCTCCATGATCTCGATGTCGGCCTCGACCAGATCGGCCTGCATTTCCTCGAAGGTCTTTACGGCCGGTCCTTCCGCCACCATCGTCGAGGAAAAGTTCGCGTTGCTGGCATCGCCGGAGAGCATGTACTCGGGCATCGCCAGGGCCGCCGCGCAGGCCCGCAGCTCGGCCTGGATCGCGGCCACGTTCTTGTCGACCGGCGCGGACTCGCTGGGGAACTCGTACTTGGTGGCGTCCGACGTGTCGATGATCGCGGTATGCGGATCGCGGCCGGACATCTCGCCGTGACCCGCGCCCCACCTCTCCGCGGCCCTTTGCACGGCCTCTTTCGTCGCGTTGATGTGCCGGCGGATCATGCCGATCCGCGAACGAAACTCGACGATCCGCCCGGTGGCCTTCAGCGTCCGCACGGCATCGGTCAGATGCCCTTCCAACGCGTACCACGTCGGCAGGCCGCGGGGCCAGGTCATGTCGACATTGGCCTTCAGGTGCTGCATCTCGTCGGCGGACACGGTCTCGCGGAGGCCGATCACCTCGCCCAGCGTGCCGATGTTGACGATGAAGTAGTTCAGCGGCGTTTCCACGTCGTAGACGGGAACGTCGAAATCCGCCTTGACCCGCTTGAACTGGATCCCGAAATACACGCCGTCGGCCGAGGTTTTTTCGGGAGGGTTCTGCACTTCCAGCGGCTCGACAAAACGGACGTTCAGCTCGCCGCGCTCCTCATCGACGAAGAGCCGCAGAAAACGCTCGCCGTCGCGGTCCAGCCGGCGGATGCTTTCCTTCTGCCGCTTGCTCCACTTGTTCCGCTTGCGGAAATCGTCGAGCGCCTTGCGGCAGCCGGCGAGCATCTCCTCAGCCGCGTCGGCGGGGTTGCGCGGCAGGACCTTGTAGGTATGGCCGCTGCCCACGGTGTAAGCCACGCGGTTGCGAGCGGCGCCGACGGCATAGGGGTTCGTCTGTCCAAAGACCCGCGACCGGGCGCGGATCTGCCGCAATTCGATTTCATTGATATAGGCAAAGGCCGTCGCCCCCGGATAGATCAACGCCCGGCTATAGGCCGTGGCCAGGTCCACCGCGCCGGGAAGCGGATGCCGGCCGATCTCAACGCCGAATTGCGTGATGTCGCTCATGTCCACCAGGCGGTCGAACATGTCGCAATAGTCCTCGGCCAGCTTCAGCCGGTTCAATGCCTGATGCATGGCAAGGGTGACTTCGGGGTCGGATTCGTTCATGTTGAAGGATGAGGGATGAAGGATGAGGGATGAAGGATGAAAGGATCGGGAAGGCAATGGGAGAGGACGATTGGGCTGCTTGGATTCATCCTTCATCCTTCATCCTTCATCCTTTCCGTTTCAAAACTGCATACGATCCGGCCCGTCGACGCTGCGCGGATCGCGCCGCCGGTGAACGAGGTCCGCAGCGTCGCCCGCGGCTGCCGCGCGAAGCCGCTCTTCTTGACCGCGGTGCATTTCCAATTCGGGTCGTTCCTCAAGGCCCGGATCATTGCCGGATGCCCGGTGGTGATGCTCACCCTGGGGTACATGGCGGCAACGGCGTTCAGCACGGCCCGGCCCACGCCGACACCCTGAAAATCGGGATGCACGACGATCCGGGAAATCCGCCGCCGGCCGGCCAGTCCGATCAATGGCAGCACCGCGCAGAAGGCCGCCGGCTGGCCGTCGATCGTCGCCAGATAGCAGTGCGCCGTGCGGTTCAGCCCTGCGCTCAAATAGTGATGTTTCGCAAACATGGCCCACGCCGAGGCGTCCGATCGATAGATTTCCAGTTGGATGACCGGTCGCCGAAGCCGCCTCCTTTCGAGCCTGGGGCCTTGCATGTCCAAGACCCAATCCGCCTCGAGCCACGGGGCGATGTCGTAGTGGCACGAAACCGCCACGAACCGCCGGCCCCAGCGGCGCACCGCCTTGGCAACCGCCGCCGATCCGATGCGGGCGACCGTCCGGTCCACGACGCTCGTGAACTCGTCGAAGACCACCAAGTCGCCGCCTTCCAGCAGCGCACGGGCCAGATCGCAGCGGAACCGCTCGCCGGTGGAAAGCACGTAATAAGGCTTGATCCAGCTCGGCGGGGAACTGAAACCGACGGCCGTCAGCGCGGCGGTGATGTCTTTGATTGTTCCCGCCAAAAAACCGTCGACCACGGCCCGCTCTTGCGGCCAGTTTCGGGCGATGGTATAGGCTTCGGGCCACTGCCGGCGGGCGATCGTGCTCTTGCCGCTGCCCGAGGGCCCGACAATCAGCCCGATGTCCCACGCCTCGTCCAGCCCCGGCAGTTCCGCGGTAAAGCGCTGCGTCTGCTCGGCGGGCAAAGCAACGTCGAACATGCCGGCCACTTGCCGCACGCGAAACGAGTCAACCAGCGGGCAGCGGACTACAACGTCAAGATTCGGCATGAATAGCCTTCCTTTCGCAATCGCTCGTAAAGTTCTCGCTGCTGGGACTCACTCTGGCACTCGACGAGAATCTGCAAGATCGAAGGCATCGGCAGCGCCGGATCGTTGATCCGGTTGCGGAGGCCAGCCGGGCTCTTGCTGTCCAATCGGCCATTCGGTTTTCTCATGCGTCGGGGGCGGTTGGTCGTGTAGACTGTAGTTACCTCGTGAACGGCCTCGTCACCCGGCCGTTCCAATTCGCGCCGATTCGGGCCGGCTCGGACTCCAGGTGATACACGAATACGCCCGGCAGCAGGATTCGCCGGGCGGCCGGCCACTGCAAGGCAAAGAGCACGTCCGAATGCTCGGCCGAACCTTGCGCGAAGTGATAGCGGCGATCGCGGTGCCGGGAGTGCCACAACTGAAAGCAGCCCAAAGGACAATAGCCATACTCGTTGTGAATCAACCGCGAGCCAAGTCGATCGCCGGGCGGACTCACCAGGTAACGATAACGGTATTGCCGCCGGTAACTGGCCGAGCGCTGGACCGCTTCCCAATTCCGCCGGCCGACCACGTGTACGCGGTCGGCGCCATACAGGCAGTCCTCGTCCAGGCGGCTCTTGTTGAACATGAATCGCAGCCGGTCGGGCAGCACAATGTCGGCGTCGAGGTGCATCAGCCAGCCGCGGTTCCGCAGGTGTGCCAGCCCCAGATTAATCATGAGGCCCTTGTTGAAGCGGTCCAGCGGATCCTCGCGGTGGACGTCGCTTTTCACGCAGATCACCCCGTGCCGATCGCAGACCGCCTGCGTGGCCCGATCGTCGGCCGCGGTCACGACGGCGAATTCGTCGAAGTGCGCCAGGTTATGGCTGAGCGTTTCCTCGAGAAAATCGGCGTAGTTGACCGAGACCGTTACGCCCTCGAGATACATGCCGCCGCCGCTGCTGTGCTGTCCGTGGTACATGATGGTTGCTTGTTAGAACTCGGATCGTATTGATCTTTGCATTGAAAATGAGCCATTGAGTTGTGTGGCAGGGGCGTAGGCCGGAACAAGCTTCGGGGTACCCGCGCAGCGGGTCGGTTCCGGCACGAATCGGCATCAACGCCGGAACTGCACAAGCTTGTTCCGGCCTACGCCGGCCTACGCCTACGCCTACTCCTCGCTGGCCGTGACGACGATCGGCGCGGCGGCTCCGTCCGGCGTGGCCTTGCTCTCCGTGAGACAGGCCAGCCCGTTGGCCCCCGGCGTCGGCCAGTCCGCGCCCCAGGAATTCTGGAACAACACGCCCACGCTGCCGTCGGGCAGGATCACCGGATCGAGGAAGCACACCAGGTGCCCCCACCAGTCCAGGCCGGCGGCCACGGGGATCCGCTCCAAAAGACAGGTGATCACTTCATCGAAACTGGTCTCGATGTTGTACCAATCGATCGCCTCGTGCTGGGCAGCATTGTCCTGCCAGCCGGCCTTCCAGCGCAAGGGGTGCAGGCTGTGCGGAGCGTCCATGTAACTCGTTTCGCAGGCCCCATAGTCCTGAAGCTGGTCGAAGGCCTCGCCGGCATACCCGCCCTGGTTCCGCCAGCGGGTGCAGGGGCCGCCCACGCTCTCGGGTGAGAGTTCCAACCGCGGCAGGCCCTGCACCGCCCGGCGGACCTCGACGGCCCGCGTCGAGCCGTAGACCCAGCAGAAGTTCAGGCCGTTCTGGTCCTTGGCCCGGATGCCCTGCTGCCTCAGCAGGTCCGAAAGGAACGTGCCCTGACCCGGAGTACCGGGTGCCCCAGCTTTGATCCGCGCGTGCCACTCGCTGCGCGGGATTGTCCGGCCCACGGGTCGCTGGCCGCGGAAGGCATGTGGCGCGTGGGGATTCTGCCAGCCCTTGTAGCCCGTCGAGCGGGCTTGCGGGCCGCCCGAGCAGAACAGGTGGGCATTGTGGTCGTCGATGACGAGGTAGGGATAGTTCTCAGCGGTCAACATGGTCATTGGCCTCCAAAGGTCTTGAGCAGATTCAGGGTTTCGTCCACGCTTGCCGGCCAGGCCTGATCGATCACCGTTTGCCCAGCCGTATTCGTCGCCAGCACCCAGGGCGCCGCCTTGGCGGCCGTGGCACGATAGGTTTGCTGCCAGACCGGCGAAAGTCGCGACACGTCGGCATGGGTGGGCAGGAAGCGGTACGACGGCGTTTTGCCGGCCGTCAGGGGACACACTCCGGCCGCGCATCCGCTTTCCATCGGGCAGTGCCTGTCGAGATAGGCCCGCAACTCCGGCGACGCCAGAATGGCTTGCCGATCGGGCGGCATGTCGATCAGCGTGGTGGGATCGTAGAGGAACAGGACGCGGAGACTGCTCGCCGCCTGGGGCGTCGGCGTTGGGGGATTCGGCCCCGGCGGCGGGTTCGGCGAAGGGACCGGCGCAGGGTCAGGCGGCGGCGGATCGCCCACCGGCAGAAGTTCGTAGGAAAGCACCTGGTCGAGCCCGATGGCGGCCGTGCAGGTCAGCGTGCCGCCCGACAGGGCGAAGCGAAAAGTGGCCGTTCGGCCGTCGCCAAGTTTCAGTCTTGCCTTTTGCTCGGCAAGCGTCGCCGCCTGCACGTCCGGCAGCGGGGCAGGAAGGGGATTCGGCGCCGGAATTGGCGCCGGGGGCGGGAGGGCGGGCGAGCGCCAAATCGTCGCCTTCAAGACGGTCCCAACGACGGCAACACAGATCACCGTGCTGAGGCCTGTCGATGCCCAGAATTGTCTCGCGGTCATGATGGTACTCGGGAAGGGTTGGGGGTCGGGCGGAGAGATTGGAGTCGATCCTGGTGGGCCGGCGCTCGCCGACCATGCTGCGCACGGTGCCCGTCGCTGGTCCCACCCTACGATCTGCTCCCTGCTCTTACTTCACCAGGGCCAGGAGGATGGTGATGACGACCGTCGCCCAGGACGGCAAGACCACGCCGGCGGCCTGCAGGGCCTGGACGATCACCGGCAAACTGGTCGCGCCCGACTTGATCAGAGCAATGATCTGCTGGACGACCGGCCCGAACGACGTCGTGAGCCGGTCGATGACCGTGGCCGCGGCGACGGCAGGCTGGGCGTTCACGCCTGCGGCCACGGCCGCGGCAATCGATTGGCAGGCAAGATCCTCGGGAATGGCAAGAAACTCGGACATGGAACACCTCGTGGGGAGAGAGTAAGTTTCGAAGCTCGAATGACACGTTCATGTGTACACTGATAAGTACGGATGAGGATCGCTTCAGGCGCAACCGTGCCGGAACTTTTTCAGTTCTCTCGATAACTCTCAAATTCATGCGTACACTTATAGATATGGATGAGGGTCGCTTCAGGCGCAATCGTGCCAAAGATTCTTCAGCTCGTTCAAGGCCTCGCGCGTCCAGAGCTCCACGCTGCGGGGCGAAGCCTTCAACAGCTCGGCAACCGCTTCGACCTCCATGCCGCGATAGTGCCGCAGCCAGAGGACTGTTGCCTGCCGATCGGTCAGCTTGGCTGTCAGCTCGAGGAAATCCATCTCGTAACGAGGCCCATCCCGGTTGGGCAGGAGCTCGAGCGCCGACAGATCGAGCCCTCCGGCCGGCAGATCGCCGCACGATTCGCCGACTTGCTCCGTGCGCTGGAGATCAATCAGCTTCCGCTTGATGCAGATGCAGGCCCAGCGCTGGAAGCTGCCGTGCCCGCTGTAGTCCGGCACGATAAAAGCCACCAGGGCGGCCAGCACTTCGCCGACGGCGTTCTCGCGGTCGCGCAGTTCCATCCGCCCGGCGATCGATGCGGCCAGGTTCCCAGCCCACGGCAGGTAATGTTCGACCAGGCGGTTGCGGAGCCGCAGGTCGCTGCGATCGGCCCTGTAGGCCGCCCAGACTTGGTCTAGTTCTTCGGCCGTCAGCCGTTGGCCGGAGGGGAGCGAGATGCGGAACCGGCGGCGGCGCTTCGGCGCCAGGCTGCGGTGGTCGGAGGGATCGGGTTGGTGGAATGATCGGGTTGTCATGGGTTTTCCTTTCGTACTCGGGGGGGGTTGTCAAACGACGTCTTTTTCCGCTGCTTCGATTTGCAGCTCGATGGCCGTGGCCAACGGCAGGAGGAACTTCCTCAGCCGTTGGTGGATGCCGAACTTCACGCGGTCGGCGATCAGGCCGATCGTGGCGCGGATTTCGTCCCGGTCGTCGCCGTCTAAGGGCGCGGCGGCCAGGCGCCGGGCGAGCGAAAAGCAGAAGGTCTCGATCGCGATGCGGTCCTCGCCGGCGATCGCTTTGCGGAGGGCGGCTGCGGCCACGTCTTCGAGCAGGTCGAGCCTTAGCTCTTCCGTGGGGGTCGGGTTTGCTGGTCGATGCATGGCGGTTCTCCTTGGCGAGGCCGTCGGGGAGGGGGCGCGGGGGCGGGATGCCTGCGCTGGGGGCCCCTGCCGCGGGCTGTTTCCCGGCGGGATGCCGTCGATATCACTCATTAACCGTGATTATCCATAAGTTTGAATTCGTGTCAAGGGCCCGCGCGGATTTTGCCGCCGCGCTTGCCGGGAGGGGACCGGCCGGGGCGCCCTAAATATCTTCCCGGCAAGGCTTTGCGGCCCTTGACAAGAAAGCTATCTTTGCGATAATTAACTTCAACAATCGTCACGGGAGGAAAAATATGACAAGGACCAAGAAGGAAGATTCGTCGCAACTCCATAGCCCGCAATCACTTGAGAATTCCGTCTCGCGGGTCGAGCAGTTGCTGGCGGCGGCCCGCCGCGTGGCCGCGGAGATGGCCCGCCTCAAAACCGGCCCGCTTTTCATCGGCAACCAACCCTCCTTCCACTGCGCCCTGGCCGACCTGGGCCGCTGGGCAAAGGCCTGCGAAGACGCCTTCACCGACAAACTGAAGGAAATGGGCCACTTCAAGGCCGAGGGGGTCGCACCGCCACACCCCCAGCAGAAGGGTGTGAAGGCGAAAAAGACGCGGAATTAG